GCAACACGTGCGCTTAAGAGTAGCGTTTGTATGGGAACGAAGCGGATTCGTAATAGTAATGTTGGAACAAACGCAACGCAGTGCGGTAAGTTCCAGCGTTTTAAGGAGATTGTTCAAGACTTTGGACGCGACTCAAATACAGAGGTGGTACAACTTGTACGAAATCTAAACGGCAACCGTAGACTATTTGAAATCGTTCTTGCGAAACCGTACAATCCTTTAAACGAGACAGGTGAGCAGTATATAACTCGTATTCAAGGGTTTATTACACAGGCAAATGGTCTGAAAGAGCAGTTTCAAACCGATGTTGCGTTTCTTCCATTAACACAGGAATATGGACAACTCAAGGAGGAGCTCCATTATTTTGTCCCGTTTATGTTTGATTATTATATCCATAAACTTGAACAACTTATACCGATTGGGGTTTCAAACAATAACGTGCGGCTCAATTGGGAGGGACGTACCGTATCAAATGCGTCCAATCTAGGTGCTACACTATCAAATAATACTACTCGTAGAAATAGTAATGCCTCATTATCTGTTGGCGAATGGTATCCACGAAAACCGTCCAATCAGATAGGAAACTGGAAGGGTGGTCGCCAAACGCGTCGTCGTTATCGGCGCTAAGCGACCCGTCCGCCCATTTGCTTATATACTTCTATCAGTGAATCAAACGGAATCGCGTTCGTGGTACATAGTTCACGAATCCGCATTTTCCCGTTGTAGTGGCATATCCACAGTCCGGCGGTATACATTGTTTTTTTTCCATAGACACGGATGACCTCGGCAAGAATTTGACCGGTAGTTGGTGGTACCTTAAAATCGGTGTCTATATCCTCTACATTTTCGTAGCATCGTTGTGTTGGACCACGCTCTACAAACCGACATACCACTCCTGACAAATCTCTATATACGATGATAGTTTCTATCCACGTATAATAATCACAACCCATTCTTTCTTTCTCTTTTGGGAAACGTTTAGATTTCGTCACGGACCGCCATAAGTTCACACGAGCCGAACACGGGTGGCATATAGTTATAGATATGCCAGGAATGAACCCCGCTTTTGCCGTACCGCCACGGCTTCCCCCAATCAGAACGCGCCATTCCCCCCATATATCCACTAGACGCAAATAGAAATGAATCCTTATAACCCGCTCCGACCGATTCAAGAACAGAACGGAATTCACGGGTGCCGGTATTGGGTTTGAGTTTACTGCCGACTAAATAACCGCACCAAACCACCTCGAAGATTCGTTCATCGCCAGGAATCGCTCGTCGTCGGGTATTTACAACTACAACGACTTTACGCAATTCTGCTATTGTATCCGGCTTCTTTTTTGTAATCCAGACATCAATATGACCGGAGCGATTGACCGGTTTTGTAGCAACAATTTGTGGCGGCGGACTTCCTTCGCCTTCATTCATCATCCAATTACGAAACGACATTTGCCACATACCACTAAACTGTAACCAATCCATTTTTTCGCAACTAACAGAGCCGACAAGTTTATTTGTCTCAGCCATCGCATACGTATCGGTTCGTAATGCGGTACTAAACATCGGCGCTGAGGACGTTTCACGGGACCAGAGATGCGCCACGGGCAACTTCATCGACGTCCAGCTATCCATCATGGCAATCATGTACCCCGCAATTCCTTTTGAACGCCAAGATTTCTCAATACATAGTCCCTCAATAACTCGCATAGAACCGTGGTATAGCATCGCTCCTGTAGACATTTCGGTACTCGCACCACTCAACGGCGTACTGACAATAGTAGCTACAAGTTTACCGCCAACAGTGTCAAATACGCCAAGCACAATAACGGAGGGGTCTTTCAAATATGTTGAAACCCAGCTCGGCTGGGCATCCATATACCAGTCGTCGCCGCCGTAACTCGCTGTCCAAAATGCCGACAACGCACCTACATCATCAATTGTTAGACGTACAGGGGTTCCTAAGGGACCTTCTGGCATTTTAGGCTCGGCTGCCGGTCCTAGGCGTAGAAAACGGGGCGAACGATCCCCTGACCAGGTATCAATCCAACGGGGGGCGGCGGTGGTTTTAGACCAAAAAGGCATCTTATATCTATAACATCTACATGTCCTTATGCCGAATCAGCAGGGATTGAAAAATTGACAAACCACATCGGTCAACAAACAGATGTAGATGCCGTACGAGCTGAAATATATCCCGCTTTCCAATAAACTCTACGATGAACTTGTAAATGAGCTCAGGAAATCGTTTCCCAATGCGTGTGTGCTCTATATCAAACAAGTCGTAAATCCTGAACTTCAAACAAAATATGAGAAGTTTGTGCGACAGAACGAGGTGACGGAGCACCGGCTCTTTCACGGCACCAAAGCAAGTGTGCTTGGATCTATCTGCGAGTCTGGATACAAAAAGGAGTACAACGTGGTCTCGGCGTATGGAATCGGGACCTACTTTTCTGGAGCAGGTGATGTAAGTAAACAGTATACGGATACAACGGATGAAGGCGAGAGTTTCCTCTTTGTCAACCGTGTAGCGGTGGGAGCGGATACGGGTGGTGTTCATCCGTCTATTTATGCGGTGCGCCACGACGACGCGGCGTATCCTGAGTATCTCATCTCGTTTCACAAGATGGCACAGATGTCGGTAAAGGAGCTAGATGACGACACGGCACTGAGGGCACTTTCGCTCCCGCTCACGCGCCGCCGTAAGACACGGCGTACAGTAGACATGACCGCAGTGGGTCATAATAATGTTTGATGGAACAACGCTGTCGTAGCAGATGGGGCAGGTGATAGGTTTGCCGAGCGCTTCGGACATTTCTAGATGCTGTTTGGCAATGTGGGGCGCCACGTCTACGGGGGCGGTCAGCGTGGGTTCGGCGGCAATACGGCGAGGTGGAGGGACCACTCCCAAGCCGCCTCCGCCTCCGCCTCCGCCCCCGCCCCCAGCAGATGGATTTGCTACATCAAGAGCTGCTATTCCAAACCTTGCGATTCGGGCAGCACGGACTCCTGCGCGTACAGCGTTTTCTAGTATTACATAGTTCTGTTGTAGAGCGAAACGAAAAGGTGGTAGCGGATTGGCAAGAACTAATGACACACAACTGAGTTTGTCCACTAAGGTGGTGCGGTGTCCATCACATAGCCCGTCACAGCTTGTCGGAGCCGAAGTACACTGAGCGTGTGGTGTAATAGGATTCAGTGCGTAACACTGGGTTGTTACAGGTAGTAGGCAGAGTTCTTGGCGAAGAGCAACAATAACTGCGTTTTTAGTTTTTTGCGTCATCAGTTCCTTCTCGTGCTTTTCATCATCCGATTTCACTCGCGCCTTAAGAATCCCCTCCTCTTTTTTGGCTTCAGCGTACTCCTTTTCGGTGCCAGGAGTCGGTGTGATGGTCATCATAGCAAACGCTCGGCTGGTCTTATCGGCGGCTTTCGCAAGAGCAGATTTGTTGTCGGCGCTCCGTGCCGACTCTTTCGCCGCTTTTTTTGCTAATTCTTCGCGATGTAATGGACAAAGAGCCTGATTTGTAAGTGCGTCGTTGTCGCAGGGTACATAGTTGGGATTGATATCTTTACACTTGGTCATACTATCATATGTTCCAGTGCCCCTAGCCCATATCATTTTTTCTGACCGATGTAAAAATTGACTCCGCGTTCCACATCTCCAGAAATCCACCAGCCCAGCTAGGATGACCACCCCCGCAATGACCCCCAATTCGCCCCTTTTCCTCTCCATCACCCAAACCGCCACACACCCTCCACAACTAATGTTAGAAACCCAGGCGGTACCCAAGAATCCGAATCGCTGTAATCACGCCGATTGTAAGGTGAAACTACTGCTGAGTGATATGGCGTGTAAGTGTGGACATCGCTACTGCGGAAAGCATAGGTACGCAGAAGAGCATAGATGCTCTTTTGACTACAAACAAGCCGCAGCAAAGAATCTTTCTACAAGTCTTGTGAGGTGCGTCGCCACCTCGTTGAAGCAGACTATCTGACAAAACAGAATAGATACTGGTACTCATAGCCGATGGGAGTAAGGTCAATAAACTGCTTGTACGTGAAGCCGTTTGCCTCAATCTCGGCAACAATTTCGTCCATTTTGGGCATACGAAGATGGTGGACCTGACGGCGCATCTTTTTTGTATCCTTGAAACGGAACTCCTCGCGGAACTCGGCGCGATTATCCTCCAGCGTGAAGTCGGCTTCGTACTCAAATTTATTAAAGGTGACCTTGCTCCGGGTGACACGCTCTTTGGCATATTTTTGTACGCTAAAAGCTACAAACGGCGAGGCAGCTTCTAGAATTGGGTCAAACTTCTCGCGATTGACAAGGTGGACTACAAAACAGCCGCCAGGTTGGAGCCAACCGAAAATGTTACGGAATACCTGGTCGCGGTCGCGCAGGTAGTAATAGGTAAAATAGTACATTGTGACAAGGTTGAATTCACCTGCGGCAAAAGAGCCGATATTTTCGGCTTCTTTGACTCGGTAATCGTTCTTAGGGTAATTCTTACGGGCAACTTCAATCATCGCATCCGAGGCGTCCATACCGACAATCTTGCCGACCCCCGCCTTCTTGAACTCTTCCACGTCACCGCCGGTTCCACAGCCGATGTCCAGGACCTCTATTGTCTTCAATTCGGGTCGGTACCCCTTTGCCCAAACAAGTGTGAGTCCTACTTCTTGTTGCTGACGTAAGGCGCCGTCCACAATCTTATCGTAGATTTTGGCGTAAAATTTATCATAGAGTGTCTCGTTCCCTAGTACGACAATGTTCGCCTCGGGCGAGTCATCGGGATTCGCAAATGCCTCAATGTCGTCCAGCTCGGTGATGCGATTCCCTGTCATCATCCAGCGGACATATAGATAGTTTGCCAGAAGTATAGATATAATGACCACTAGGATAACCTGGATAGTATCCAGAGCATCAATACCTTCAAACCACTTGAGTCCCATTCCTATTAGATGTTTTCAAAATACAAATGGGGGTCCGTGCGTACGCAACACGCCACCAGATTTCGCAACGTATTATAAGATATGGAGCCGAAGGCTACAAACAAACATACCTTGTGTGGTTATGCTTGGGGCGATGTGGTCAATTCGCTCGTAAAAGCGATTGGTGCGGGTGATATGGTACGTTCCCAGCGTTGGGCAGCAGAATTAGTATGTTCCGAGCAGGGACTGGGGAAGTTGGAGGCGGCACTGGTTCACGCGTGGGCGACGCACGTGGCGGCAAATAATCCGGCATGGTGTATGTCATGGGTTCATTCGGCTACCCATATACGAGCGTTATGGGCACGAAGTAGCGAATCAACAAAGGCAATACGAAATACACCACAGGTACGCTATCACGTAGCGGAAGCCGTCTCAAGTCTGGTCCTGTCGGAAAAACGCCAACTGCCGAAGCTTCCTACGTCTGATGATTGCTTTCGTGATGCCGAGGCTATGCGTACCCGATTTCGGACGGGTCAGGGCGTGGTGGATCAGTTAAGTACCCGCCGTACATGGGCGGCGGGAATAGAAAGCAACGACTTGTTGAAGATTGGAAATGAGTTTGAGGCGGCGTGTCGTGCTACAAATCTCAACCGTGCGCTTTTCTGGGTTATTTGGTTTATTACGCTGGACGGGCAGACAGAACAGCCAACGGTGAAGGAGCGCGGTCCGAGTTACCTGACCCCCAAACAACGGAAAAGCGTGATGTGGTTTTTGATTGATGTGATGAAGGACCTTGCGAATGATGTAGCGTTCTTGTCAACGGATGAACGGGCGGGTATTTTTAATACAATGTCGATGACGTGGAATAAATTGGGGGCAAAGGGACGACGCGATTGTTTGGCGGCGCTCACGGTGATGATTTGCGAACATATTGCCCGTCGCTCAACTCCCCGTCTTACGGCGGGTCCGAATATACCGAGCTATGATGCGGTGAAGTCGCAGAATACGGGAATTGATAATATCTATACAACTATTGCCGAAGAGGCACGTAAGTTTATGTTAGAAGCACCGAAGATGAATGGGTTAGTGGATGATGCGGCGGCGAAAGCTGCTGCCAAATTGTCGGCGGTTGATAAGATGGCATTGGCATACGCACTTCTTTCGGGGTCGGGTGGTAAAAAATAATGACCTACCACGCTAGAATGGCGACAGTACAGACGGGAGCGGCGCCACCGATTTGGAATAAAAAACTAATTGCTCTCGGCGATAAGTTGACCGATGCCTTTTCTATGTTTTCCCAGGGGGCGCGAACGTATACGATTGATTCAAAGGATCCTGGATTTCCATTTTGGGGTTTGCTGATTGTGGTGGTTATTGCCTTTTCGGTTATTGCGTGGTGGATAAATTACCGGCAGTACTTGGAAACTCCGTATAATATTGCCCGTATTATTCGTAATAACGTGAAGGCGTCAGATAACTATAATATAAATAATCCGAGTCGCAAAGGATTACCGGCTTTATATAACGCCCTTGTCAGCCAGGGCTATAAGAAGGACAATCTACCATTTACAAACTTTTACGTATGTACGGCAAATGCGAGTGGCATTTTCTTTCCTGCGGTGAACGGCGTGGTGTCGGTGGACGCGGCGCGTCTGGCGGTAGCGGGTGGAGCACGGGCGTTTGTGTTTGATTTATGGCCAAATATGGAGGCGGGTGGTAACTTTGGTCCTATTATTCAGGCGGTGGAATCCGGTAGCTTGTGGCGCCGTACAACGCTCAATGCGCTGCCGTTTGTCAATGTTCTTGAGGCGCTTGTTGCCCAGGCACTTCAAACAACAACCAATCCCGGTCATCAAGACCCGCTCATACTCTATTTACGTTTCCGCGGCAACCCCCGTCTGTCAACATTTGACGGTACTGCCGAGGCACTTCAGTCAGTCATTACACCGTACAGACTAGATTTAGCGTTTAACAATTGCCGTGGAGCTGACCGGCTTTTCAAGGTGCCGATTGACCAGCTCTTCTCGAAAGTGATTATTGTATCCAATGTTCGTGGTACAGGTAAATTTATGGAGTTCGTGAATTTCTCTTTGAAAGATGGTATCAAGTTGGAGTATCCTGCGGGACAGCTTCAAACAATTTCGGGCGACCAGGCGTCGGACGCAAAGAAGAAGATTTTGATGAATCTTACGTTTGTGGCACCGTTTAGTGAAGAGCCAATAGCCGAGTCTAACGATTTTTCACAGGAAGGGGCTCACGCGTTGGGTATTCAATTTGTCGCGATGAACTTTTTTAGCAAAGGCAAACAGTTGAAATCGTATATGAATAGGTTTGGAACATATAGTTTTGCGATTAAACCGGCGCCACTCCAGTACGTGATTACGCACTTGGATCCTCCACGGGCGCCGCCGAATCCTGGTTGGGGAAGTGGCGATAATGCGGGTAAACCGAAGACTCCGCCGGATATCAGGGCACCGTTTTAATAATACCGACAAAAATTTGATAATATTGTTTACAATGTACAAGATTGTAAACAATGTTTCGTAAACTCTTTCGTATATTTATTATATCTAGGGAACCGGCACTTCTAGGACGATGGACAATCACCGATATGAAGCAGAATAAGATTAAGATTGATTGGGCAAATATGGATCATTGCGGTACCTGTAGTTATGAGGCGCCAAAGAAGAAAACAGATACGTCAAAGCCAGTTAAACCAAAGAAAGAGTAAGGGCGTCGGCAATCGTATCTAGGCTGTGGGACCGAATGCCGGTCCACCACTGGTGGGTTCCGCACATCGTGCCGACAAAAGCAAATTCACCAAAAAATGCTTTGGATTCCTCCATGGTCGGTGATAGAAAATGGAGCTTTTCCACTGCATCGCTAATAACACAATCTTGTGCTTTATGAATGGGAAAATTCTGAGAACATACATATCTCATCATGGAGCGTTTGCAGTAGGTGAGTCCGCCACCACCGGCGGCGTCAGGTGACCACGGCCACTTGGAGGCAACGTAGTCGTATGCTAAAAGTTCGGCGGGTAATGGTATCGTCAGATTGGTAAA